CTCCTGCAGGTGTTCTTGGTTGAACGCTTGCATTTGATTTTACCTCTTTTGAAAAAATTAGTTTGAACTATAATCTAAAAATCACTTTTTGGAAACTCTATTCAGAGTCTGGAGGTATGACTCCATCAGACCAGAAACTGGTTTGTAATCTGAAGATGAATTCTCTTCAGAAAGATTCTCTGAATTGTCTCTCTGAGTACCAGCGTTTGTTGGGAAATATGATTCCCTCAACGTTACTAGTTTCTCACGATAGTCTGCTTCACTTTCAAACTCAACATTTTCAGCAAGAGAAGCGAGTTTGTCCTTCTGAGAAAGTGCAAGACCTTCAGCGACATCTGCAAAGATTACATCAGCAACCGACTCGGCTAATCTTCTATTTAGAGCAACATTTCTTTCGATTTGCTCGTTGAGTTTTGACTCCATTTCATCTAGTTTATCTACCATGCTCTCGATTACATCATATCTATCTTCAGGGATTGAAACATAATGATCTTCAAAAAGACTCTTCATTCCAATAAGGAATGATTCGGTCATTTCAGTCTTAAGACCGTGCTCTACTGCGAGTGCATTTTCTTGGAACCACTCATCAGCAACATATTCAAGATAAGAATCAACTCTTTCTGTGAGTTGATTTTTAATTTCATCAAGCTCTTCTACAAGAGCAGTAGCATATGATTCTTGAAGAGATTCTTTAATTTCAGCAACTCTTGATTTAATTGCTGCCTCAAAGATTGTGCGTGCCTTCTCTTGGAATTCTTCGGAAAGTTCCTCACCTTCTAGAAGAGCATTTACATCTTCTTCGATGTTAAAATCTTCTTCTACGACTTCTTCTTCCTCTTCGACTTCATCTTCATCACCTTCTTCACCAATTTCAAGATCCTCTTCCTCTTCAGTCTCCTCTTCGATGACTTCCTCTTCTACCTCAGTCTCTTCTGCTTTCATTGCTTTCGCATTGACGACATCTTTGACCTGAGCAAGAGTTGCGCCGGGAGTATTGAGTTTTGCTGAATCGTCATCTGGACGATAATTTTCGGGAGTAGGACCGCCGAGATCTTCAACTGGAATACCAGCCGAAGACATTGGCTCAGCAGGTGCAGCCCCTTTGGTTACTACGTTTTCCATTTCTTGTAAATTGCTACCAACGGACATTTGTTTTGATTTTGTTATAATCTATATTTATTTATAAATTAAAGATTTGAAAGGAACTCGTTGAATAAATTCAACTTATGCTCTTCAAGTCTTTTTTGATCAACAAGAGTATTAATTCTATTTTGAGTTTGTTCGGCAAGTCTTTCACGAAGAATACCACCTTCCCACACCCATTCTTTACCTTCCATAATTCCAGATACAAATGCATCAGGTGCAGATGGATCGGCAACAATATCAGCGGCAGTTGCAAGCATAAAATCTTCACCAACAATCTTATGACCTTCATTGGTCATCTTAAGAGATCCAACACCACGAGAGGAAACACCTAGACAGACTCCTTCATTAATTAAAGACATGGCAATTTTTCCCATAGGAGTTTCAAGAAGCTTTGCTTTACCTATAAAGTTGTTTCCATCTCTATGAAGTTCACAAATTTTATGAGAAACTCTGTCAAGATTTACAGTAGGTCCATCTGGGTGTCCAAGTTCACCAAGAGCACGACCCTTTGCAATAAAATTTTCACTATATCGAGTTACTTCTCTTTCCATAATAGAAAGAGGATACATTCTTCCATTACGATTAACCTGCTCGGCTTGTAAGAAAATGCCTTTGATGTAGCACTGCTTTGCGGCACCCTTACCTTCGACAATAAATTCTACCTTTTGAATTTCTTCTGTGATGAGTTTCATTTGTTTAGTTTGTGAATCCTACTTTTGCTCCCAAAACAGCAGCATTTGCCGCATATACACAATGTGATGGTAACTTTTCTAAAAGTTCAGTTTGTAGTCTTGGTAAGGTAAATGAACCAATAACGGTTCCACTTTGAGTTTCAACTACCGTAACTAAATGTTCTGCTGATGCTGAAGTATTCACTAAACGAACAACTGTTGCTGAAGTAAAACTTGTCGCGGTTCCAGTTGTAGTTGGAAGTACTGCTTCTGCCCCAAGAACTTTAATTCTATTAGACATTATTCTTGATCCTCTGTTTCTTCGGTTTCACCCTCACCAAACATAGAAGATGCTACATATGGTTTAGCAATTTCAATTCTTTCTGCCGCTTTTGAATAAAGTACATCGTGAATTTTGTCACGAATATCAGATGCTGCAGCATCTGTCGCAATCAAGTCGATAAGATCTTCCATAAAATTAAAATATATTCCTATTCTTTATTTATATCTCTGCCTTTTTAGTATCTTTTTGTGCTTGAGCGTCCGTTATTGCTGCTTGAGAATCTAAACCAGATTCGGTAGGTACTTCACCCATTCCCATTGCATCTTGACCAATTCCTGCCATACCATTTCCTTCTCCTGGTTGTGGTAATGGTGCTCCTGTAATTGGATCTATTTGGGATGGATCTGGAAGGATACCTTTTTTAATTTCATCTTCAATTTGCTCATCAATTTCAATAATCTCTACATCAGTTTGACGAAGAATTTTTTTTCTTACATATTCTGTTGAAAAATATTTGCCAATGTATGGTTCAATAGTTGCCAATGTTCCTAAACGACCATTAAGAAGTTCAGACTCTTTTAATTCTGCAAATTGATTATCATACAAAAAATCATATTGAATATGATCTGAAATAACTTCCCAATCTTCTGGGGTGACAATGTTTTTGAGAATCAATTGCGTTCTCAACATATCATTAAACATTTGAGCAAATCGTTTTCTTAAACGCCCAACAAATTTTGCAAATTTTAATTCATCTCTTAAAATTTCAGAAGATCTTCCAAGATTGAAACCGTCTCCACTACCAGCGATTCTAGATTCTGGAACTCCGAGTGCTCTATATAATTTCTTCTGGAAATACTCAATATCTGCAAGTTCGCCAAGATTTTGTCCACCAGGTAATGTAGTGATTTCTGTTCCGCGACCACCTTCTCTTCTTGGAAGCCAAAAATCCTCCATCATACTCATAAATTTACGATCATCACGAACCTCACCAGTTCCAGCATCATATTCGAGTTTATTTCTATAACGAGACATAACCTCTTTGAGGTATTGTTCTGCTTTTACTTTTGGAAGATTGCCGACATCAATATAAAAAATTCTTCTTTCAGGAGCTCTTGATAATCTATAAATTACAAGACTATCCTCAATCATACGAAGTTGATTAAGTGCTTTAATTGCTTTATGAAGATATGAAAGAACAGTATTTTTATTTCTATCTACAAGACCAGAAGTACAATAAACAACGGAATCTTTTGCAATTTTGACCGATTTTCCACCACCTGCTCCCGAAATCATACCAGTTGGATAATTTGGAGTTGGTGTATAGAGAAAATATTCTTCAAATTCTATATTTTGTGGTGAAGAATTTTCAGTATTTCTAGAATTTACTCTTGCATATGGATCTTTATTTTTCTTTTCCTGACGAACATATCGCATTTTCATCGGATCAATGTATCTCAAATCTTGAATTCCTGCTCGAGGATTTTTGAGATCAATGACTTTTAAGTAATAAATTCTACCATCAATATACCAATTTCTAAAAATTTCATGAGACTTTCTATCAAAGTCCATGATTTCTTTTAAATGTCTAAATTCTTCTCTTATTTTTTTCTTTAATGGTTCGCCAGCATTCAAATTAGAAAGTTCAATTTCAACTGGAGAATCATAAAGATCACTGACGATTGCTTCATTTACAACATCTTCAATTGCACCATCACACTCTGGATGCAGTGCCATTTCACGATATCTTTTAATTAAATCGTGCTCAGTACGATAAACTCCTTCAATGTCAATGTATTGTCCATAAAAACCACTAGCAATATAATTATCAACCCCGTCCTCATTGGTTTGAGGAACGGGGGATACTATTGAGGGAGATTTATTTTTATTATCATCAATAGAAAAACCAAAAAGTTTTGCCATAGTATAATCTTTTTGCCTGTTATTATATTATTTAGTTGATGTCTTCACCACCAGCATTTGCAGCAGTTCCTCTAATTGCTTGCCACCACTGAACTTGTAGTTCTACCGTGAACTCTTCAATTCCTTGTCCATCATATGTAAGTTCAATAGGACCAACCTGAGTTGGGAAAACATCATAGAAACGATAAGATCTCAGAGCAGATCCATCACGATCAAGTTGATATACGTAAGCATCTGCCTGATAATCTGCTGGGTTTGTTAGACCCGTATTATCAGACACTCTGTTGATAGTATTCATCCACTTCTCAAAAGCAGAACGAATAGCAAAATCAGTGTCATTGATAACGGTAACAGTCCAGGAATCGAACGTTCTGTCGCCCGCAATCTTTAAAACTCTTCCTCTAAAAGGAACTTCAATTTGAGCAACGTTTGATGCTGGAAGATTTGCACCCTTTACTAAAAATCTTGACTTATCAAGAACATCAGTGCTTGGTTGTGCAGCATCTGGGAAAGTAAGAACAACCTCAAACAGGTTGGGGCGAGCACCACCACCAGTTAACTTACTCTTGAAGTCGGTAATCTTTCTTAATGGGGGTGGGTTAATTTGATTTCTTGCTGGCATGATTTTTAACCTCTAGTTAAATTAAACGGAACCGATTACTTCTTCAAAAGCAACACCAGTTCTGGTGGCAATGAAGGTCAGACCGATGAAATTGATCGATCTTGCTGGTTTAATATAAATATCAGCAACAAATTCATTTGAATCAATGACTGCTGCTGTGTTATTTGTTTCATCGCAAATAACAACATAATCAAAGATACCCCTCTTTGATTGAACATCACGGAGGAATGGTTCAATAATATTTACAAAACTTGTTCTGGTAATTTCATCATTGAACTCAAAAAGGAAATCTTTTGCCGCAGCAGAGATAGCATCTTCAAGATAGATAAAGAGTCTGCGAACATTAATTCTGTCAAATGCCGATGACTTACCAAATCCAGTCTTATCACCAAATAGGATAATTCCAGCACCGGGTGAGAAGATAACTGGGTTAATTCTGTTTGAATACAGAACGTCTCTCTGCCTTCTTCCTGGATTATATGCTAGTTTAACTGCATTTAAGATTGCACCTCTTGAAGTTCCTGCTGGTGAGAACCATGGAAACTGTTGAATATCAGTTCTAGCGCAAGTTCCAGCAATATCACCATTCAATGGAACGTAGCGGAAAGTATCATTGAAACGATCATACATGTACTTATAACCACTATCAAAAATACCATATGTAGTTGAGGTTACTGGAGAGTAAAAACTTATAATATTGTCTGTAATTGTATCAATATTGTTTACAGTCACAGTTCCAACAGAAGAGTCATTAAGGAATGCCTGTCTATATGGTGAGATAAATGCAACCGCATCCTTTCTTGCTTCAGCAACAGCGATGCACTTATTAGCAAGTGCTTGTGCTTGTTCTTTGGGATAGTTTGCTGATCCCATCAAAATAAAATCAACTTCATACTCTTCTGTATTTTCAAATAAAGTTAAACCACTTACAATATCATCTAGACCAGAATAAAGTGCTCCTGATGTTACTATATCGGTTTTTCCACCATAGTTTTTACCACCAGCAAGAGTATATGTATTTGATCCAGAACCAGCAAAAATTACATTTTGAGCATCTTGATCCCAACCAGTGTCTGTGTTTAGTTCAAATTGAGCAGCACCGTTTCCACTGAATCCAGTAGTAACAACGCCAACTGGTTGAGAACCACCAAAGACATATTGCGAATTTGTTTCAAGATATTTTCTCCAATAAGAAGGACTTCCTACAGAAAACTCACCATCTTTTGCTTTTGAAAGACTTAAATGTTTTTCCAGAATTGTTCCAGCATTTCCTGTGATTGTTCCTAGATCGTCAATTACAACAACATGAACTTCATCAAATCTACCACCTCTTCCAGCAACAAATGCCGAAGTTGAAGGTCTATTTGAAATAGTATCCCATTCAATGCTTCCTACACCAAGAGAAATCGATTGTTGCTCAAACCAATCCAATTCTCCAGTATATGCTCTTGATGCAAATGAAGATGATTGTCCGTTTGTATGAATAGCAACAGTTCCAGTATTTGGTAAAGCGTAAACACCATTCTGCTGATAATCAACAGCAGTTTCAGTTCCAGCAGTAGAAACTACACTTACCAATTTGGTAGAAATTTGAGAAGTTCCAATTTCTGTGATAACACCTTTAAAGTATCCACCAATTAATGAGGTTGATCCAACGCCGGGTAAAGTTGTTCCAGTTGGGACAGCAACTGTAAATCCATACCCAACTTGAACATTTGTTGTTGTAACACCAGTTAGAATTTGATCTGCCCTGGCATCTATGATTCCAACCTTAATTCCATTTGCCCAAGTTCCAGGATTCTTTGCCGCAAAAGTGACGTTAGTGATGATATTTTCATCATATCCAAGTTGAACATAATGATCATTACTTTTGATTTTTACACTTGCTGCGGCACCAACAAAAGCATTCGTCAATTGAGAGTCATTTGATCTTGAAACTCTCATCGTTCCACCATAATTCAGATAGGATGATGCTACCATCCAATGTTCATAATGCTTATCAATTGAATATGGTTGACCAAAGGTTTGGTAAAGATCATTTTCATTTTCTATAAGTTGAGGAAGATCTACTGGTCCCTTGGCAAAGGGTGCTACTAATGCACCAACAGATCCAGAAACTGGATCAACTCTACCAATGGTTAGATCAACCTCTCTTACTACAATTCCAGGAGATGCTAAATTTAGAGGCATCTTTATTCTCCGTTTCCAGAATTAATCTGAAAATATTTATGAAAAAGACTACTTTCATTGGGGAAACAATCAATGAACACATTCACCAGTCTGGATATTCCCACTTAATACCTTTTAAATTGTCTTTTCTATTCTTTATAACTCTTTTCTTTGTACATTCTTTACACTCATAAGCATAAGCAGAGGGAAATGCACCTCTACCTTTATGTGTTAGATAAAAGTCATCTATTAAACTTTTTGTTTCCCCACATAGTCTACAAGTTCTTTCTAAAAATAATAAGTGTTGAGTATTAATTTGATCATCAATATCAGAATCCATTAGAGATAATCCCACATGTATGAACGATCTCCATATTCGTCAAGATGCCACCTATCTCCTTTATTATCGACAAATGTTGATTCATCCAATCCATCCAAAATGAAACCAAACGGAGACATATCTTGTTCAATTTGATTTTTTTGTTCCTCATAAATTCTCTTACGAACATCATTGTCTGTCATTTCTTTGAAGTATGGTTGTGCAACTAACCAAGAGAAAATAACAAGGCACATTGCCAAATCATCATTGCAACCTTCTTCTGCCTCAAAAGAATTATGCTTCTGTGCAAATGTTGTTAATTCTGATATGATTTCATAATCAACAGTCAATAATTTATCATCTTCCAATAAAGTTTTTAAATTAGAACATCCCAGTTTTTTAACTGCAGCAGTCATTCTTACACCAAGTTGAGATTTCTTTCCACTAAATCCAGATCCAACAAGTTGTCCAGCCCTTCCTTTCATTGCACACATCAAAACATTATCATACTCCAAATCAAAGTGAAGAATATTAGATACTTGATCTCCAATATCATTAACTTCAATTAACAACCAAGAATTATTATAACCTTTTGCTACTTCATATATGATACTTGGAAATAGCATTGGTTTAATTTCATTATTTCGATATTTTGCTACAATCTTATATGGAAAATTTGTAATATCAAAAACAACAAACGCCGAATAATCATTACCAAGACCACGAGCAACATCAACAGTCATCAAGTAATTGTGCTCCACCATTGGATTTTCATAAATGTCTAGTCCAGCATTTCTTTTTATTGGATCTTCATATGTAAGATTTCTTAATTTCGCCGGATTAATCAATGTATTAATCGAACCTAAAAATTCACATTCAAACTCAACTTTGAACTGCTGCTCACTCGTGTTAGCGATCGTTTGCTCTTTCCAAGCAGCATCTCTACCGGGGACTTCTGACCAATGAACATCAGTGGGAACATATTCGTTTCTACCACGTTCAGCATCATGCCACATGCGGTAGAAGTGATTCATACCACGTGGTGTAGATACGATAATTACCTTCGTGCTTTGTCCAGAAGAAATAGTAGGATAAACAGAGGCAAAGAAGTCATCAGCAATGTGATTCGGGATGAAAGCGAACTCGTCAAGAAAGATGACATTATAGGATCCGCCT